TTTGCGCTTAGCTAAGTATTCGCGCGAAGGCAGAGTCATCTTACGACCTCGGCCTGCCTTGCCACCGAATTGATGAATAGCGGCATAAATGCGATTTGAGCCCCACTCAACACCATTGGGCAGCACGTTGTGCGTGATGGAATTTCTAAGGTGCCCTCGGTCTTGAAGTGTCTTGCCCCCTTCAAACAGCGCTCGCCAGCTTGGTGTCCAAGGACGGCCTGACGGGTCTTTGGTCCCATCAAAGCGAAGCAGCGTTTGATTGACCATGGCTTGCCCCATGTCATCGAGCATCACTTTAGGTGATTCAAGGCGCGTTAATATCGCATTTAACGCCTGTTCAATCGGGCTGATATCACCCGTTAACTCAATCTGCACGCCTGCCATCAGTACCGACTCCAATCAATGTCGCTGCGACCTGGTCTCGCCGCTCTGCGGTGATTGTGATAGCGCACGGCTTCGGTTTGAATGCCAAGCTCTACACGCCCATCGGCAATATCTCGAAGCCAGCGTCTTGCCGCTTTGGCGCGCTCTTCAATGATTTCTTGTGAGCGTGATGACTGACTCGCCAATCGCTCTCTCGCCACATCCGCCACCTGCTCTGGCAATGAGGTTTCCGCTTCCAGTGCTACGAGAAATTCTGGTGACTTCATGCGGTGACCGTATTGCTTGATAAGGTAACCATCGGCTTCCCGACTGGCGGCCGATAGCGCGGCCTTTATCGTCAATAGCGCAGACATGCACGCCGCGAGTTCATCAGGCTCTGGCTCTGGTGGGAGCATCTGGAGCGCCTCGGGTGTGCCTACCTCCGTGAGCGCCACGTAATAGAGTCCCTCTTCGGTCACTAAGTTGGCGTCATGGGGTGGGCGAGGCTCGGAGATGTCAGCGACATGACCCGCGCCAAAGAGCTCGATGAGTTTGACTGGCGTGCAATACATGCTCATGGTCCTTAGGCGTGCTGCGCCTGGTATTCAGTCCATGCTTCATCACGCTCGGCGGCTGACACGTTGCGACCTAATTTCTCAGACAGCACTTCCGCTTTGGGGGCGCCACTGGAGGTATAAAGACTCGCGTCGTCTTTCGGCAGCTCGGCGATAACTTGAAGCAGCGTCAATGCACTGCCGTCCTGTGAACTGCTTCCTGCGAACCTTCACCTAAAGCCGTGCTCGTTGAAGCGCTACTGTCTGGCGTGCTACCACTTGCTGCGTTAACAATGTCGGCAAGCGGAATAAGGATAACCGGCTTTGGTTTCATCAGTTTGCGAGCGGTCTCATCATCGAGCTCAAGCACGTCGCCAGGACGATGCACTTTGCCTTGATGGAAGACCTGTGCAAGCAACTTATACGGTTTTGTTGAGGCCATGACTGGCTCCTTCTGTTAATAAAGAGAGAACACTCGGCGCGATTAGCTCGCGCTTGAATGAGATACCCAGCCTGCATCGATGTGAGATAAGGACGGCGACTGACTTCGGTTGGGTACATCCAGGAATCACAGCCTTTGTCGAACCACGCTTGGTCTACTTTGGGGTAACCTTTACGGTTGTAGGTGTAACCAAACGACGGCTCATCGATGTGGGCCATTTCGCCTTGAGGGACGTAAGCCAGCACCGTGCCGCCAGACCAGATGTCACTCATCTCTGTCGCATCGTGTGAGGCAGCGTACACCGACTTGCCCACGACCACTTTATCCACCTGAAGGTAGCGCTTCGCCATCTCTTCAGTAATCGACTCGGCAGAGGTGTATTTGAAATGCTCACGCACGACGTTGTTGTTACAAAACGCTAACCAGTCGGCAGGGGAAAAGTGCACCACGTTGCCATCGATGCCGCACTTCGAGCGAATGGCTTCTTTGCCTGCATCGAACACCACCTTAGGGTCAACATCCGCATCGGTAAATTGACTGCCTGGGGCGAGCGTCACTTTGTTCTTCACATCGTAACTGGCCGGGTTCATGGCAAGCGTGGCTTGTTGGATTTCAAGCTGAAGCTCAAATTGGTACATCACATTGTTGACCGCGCGAATGCCATGGGCTTTAGAAGGGATGTTCTCCGTCTCTTCCAGCCATTCTTTGGGCACCTTGCCCGCCAGTTTGTCGTCATACAGAGCGATGGGCTCTGAGGTGTAGCCATACATGGTGCTGGCAATACTGTCACCCGGGGCTCTGCGAGTCGCGCCCGAATAGTCCACGTGCTTACTCTTGTCGAACTTGATGACCTTACCGCCACGCTTTGGCACCGAAATGACAGGGAAAAGGTGGCGTCCTGTGAAGGCCGGACTGGCATAACCCAACGCAATATTGGATAAGACAGGGTCTACGACGCGAGCTTGTCTTGCGTTCATTGGCATGATAATTCTCCTAAATGCGAACAGACTGAGCCTGTCTTACTTGGTTTGATACACGAAGAGACGAGCGCGGCGACCTGCTACGCCATCTTCCATAGCGCGCGCCACGGCAGTGCCTCCACTAAGCACAACGGCTTTACCGCCTGTGCCCACTTCGATTTGGTCACCTTCTGAAAAGGCGCCTCCAGCAAGGCATTCCACCTCACCCGCAACGGCTACGCTGACAGGCTCGTCCTCGCCTGACATTTGAGTCACGCCCCAAACCTCATCACCTGCACTCGCTTGAGCGCGTGCCACGTTCATGAACACCCCATCAGCGATGGCGCCGACACAGGTAAAGGTCATGAGGGTTGCTGCTCGTTGAAAACCGCTCATCATGCATTCTCCTTATTCTTCGATAGCCAGAACGGCATCTACGTAAGTCGTACCAGGGTGTTGCTTCTGATATTCCAAGGCTTGTTGGTGAAGTTTGGCGTCATCAGGGTCAACTGCCTCACCAGACGGCGCGTTGTATCGCTGCTGACCTTCTGGCTCTTCATGCTCAGGGGCACCAACAGGGGCTTGCTTACCGAAGTTCATCAGTAAGCGTTTAAGATACTCGCGTGGGGTTTCTTTTTTGGTTTCGCCGTTATCCCCCACGGAGAACTCAAAGGCCGCCGACTCATCGCCGGGAAGTGACGCCATAAACTCCACCATGCCTTGTGCTTGGGCGGGCGTCAGAGCGCCGCGCTTGAGCGCATCGTCGACCACGCTTTGGCTTTCGCTAACGCGTGCTTGATAATTAGAGAGCTTGAGCTGCTTTTTCAGGCGAGCGTTTTCTGCCTCAAGCGCTTTCTGCTTTTCGGTAGGCATGTCATTATCCTCATTTGGTTTTTTGAGAACGCGACAGGCGTGTCCTCGTCGGGTTCATCTAACAGGCGTCTGGCTTCATCAGACAGGGAGTCAATGGAGTAAGAAGGAATGACTTCATCGGCTTTCTCGACGCCTTCTTCTTCAATGATGCGTTCGCGCTGACCGCGAAAAAGACGAGCTAGGGCATCCAGTGCCCAGCCAAGACGGCGGCTACTGGTAAACTCAAGGGAGTCCGATATGCCCTGCTCAAAGTGCAGCGCCTCATCTCCACTGGAAAAATCGATATCTTTAAGGCCAGAGACGGCAGGAGGGACAGCGCCAAGAAAGCCCACGTGTTGAGCTTAAAGCCGCCATTGCCATCTGGCTCAATAGAAATGGAGCGTTTACGGTAGCGGCGCTCTTTGACCGCCTCTTCGAACTCAGGCACCACATCCACGAACTTGCCCTGGAGCACATCCCCATCACGGCGAAGAGCGAAGGTCCAACCAAAGGCAGGGGCGTGCGCTTTAGGGTGACCGACGACAATCGGAGCGGGGTCACCGGCATCGTGGTTTTTGATGATGGAGTCTAAGTCATCGTGAGAGAAGTCTTGAGTGCGACCTTGTGAATCGGTTTGGGTGCCGGATTTGAATAAATCAATCCAGCCTTTAAACCCTTTTGGCTTCGTGTTGTCACCCATCGCGTCGTTACCTTTTCAATAGACTTTGTGGTCGTTGATGGGTATTCTTGCAAGGTCGTTACACGATTGGCAGAAGTGACAAGTTACGGACACCCCTTCAGGCATAAAAAAAGAGCCAACCTCTCGGCTGACCCTCACAATTTTTCAAACGCGCTGTAAGCGATTCTAAGACAACTTATATCCTCACTGCTATAACGCTTCAAAAACTCTTAATCTCTTGCGTTTAATGGGCGTTTAACGCCTTATTTTTGATATCGGAAGAACTGGTGTGCTTACAATAGACTTACAACCAACCAAACCCTTTCGCCATGATACCTGCTAAACTAAGAGTAATAGTAATGAGAGTACCAAATAGCAACTTGAAATCTGACCGTTGATGAGTGCGTATTTCTCCAATATCACCTTTTAACTCTGTTCGTAGTTCAGAGATGTCACTTTTCAGCTCAACACGCATTTCAGACATACCTAGCTTAATGTCGGCTATGTCCTTTTTTATGTACTCAACGTCGGACTCAAGTTTGGCTACACGAGCTTCAATCATAGGTGGTTCTCCTCCGTCTCCTCCTTTCCTATATGGCTCTATACCCTTGTCGGAAATATGTGCTGAACGAAGAGGAAAAGGCGTTACGTTACTTGGATTCATTATAGCTTACCTCTTCATTCAATACACTGATCACCGATTTCATCAAAAATGTACGAATATGACCGCAGTTAGGGCATATGATAGGCAGTGTGTCATATCTTATAGTCTCATTTATACCAACCGCACCTATGCCATTTCTCATATCCTCTGGGCTTGGCATTTCTACTGGTATCTCAATTTTTGTTATTAAACAGCCAAGCTCAACATAGTCAGTGTCGCCAATGCGTTGGGTTGGTACGATACTTTCGGGGTGGCCACATTGAAAGCATGTTGTACTCACTTTAGTTAGTTTAAGAAACCGAACTGCATCATCATGCGTTAGTGTCATGGCAACCCCCTAATAAACCATTGCTGTTCACGAATAGTATAGCGCTCTACATTCATATCACGACTTTCCCTGAGCTCAATTACAATACAACATAATTAGAACACTTTGGAACAACTAAGAACAACTTAAGCCGAGCGAAGAGATTTTTTTAGTTTTAGTATTTCTTGTTTCAATGAGTCTATCTCTTCTTGTCGTTCAATTGCTTTGAGCTTATCTTCAACGCGCAAAAGCATCTCTCTCTGAGCCTCCTCAGGCATGTCTTTGACCATGTCCGTGATTTTTCCAACTATTGGAGGTAGATCTTGTCCATTGTTGTGAACGCTATGTCCTGTTATCAACCACTCAAAACTCACTCCTGTTAAATTTGCAATGCGTTCACACTCTGCGTACGGCTTCTTATTCCTACTCCGCCAAGAACTTATTACCGATCTAGCGCTTATACCTAAAAAACGTGCTAGCTCCGCGTCTGTCTGTGAATCTGTAGCCTGCTTCATTCGTTCGATTACGTTATCAATACTCATTTTTTGTTCATCTTTTGCGTACAAGCGTTGACTTGTGTTCTTTGTTTGCGTACATTTGCGATAAGAAGTTCGCAAAATACGACAATAGTACCACATAAGGAAAACGATTATGGCATCGAATTCTCTGAAATCTGCTCTTTACGAAAAGGGATTGACAATAACAGAAATCGCTAGGCGCTCTAACACATCTCCAAGGTTGGCTTCAGAAGCAATTAAGCGCTGGGAGGGGAAAACCGGAACACCTTATGGAGCAACTCGAAAAGTGTTGAAGTTGACAGAACGACTAATAGGAAAGCCGATCTATACCGAAGCGGCATGAGGTGAATCTCATGATAGTTATCCCAATCTTCGTCATTGCTCCACATTTTGAAGAAACCCTTGAAGAGGGACGAATGCAAGCCTTTGCCTGCATTCGAGCAAGGGATGATTACTTCGGGCAGTTGCTCGACATGGATCTAACTCTATGTGAAGGCAACGAGCTTAGCCCTCAAGCGCAGAGCAAGCTTTCAGAGTTAAAACAAGCACTCATCTCGGCATATCAAGAAGCAGAGTTCAACGACTCATTCATCAAAGCAACCTTAAAAGAAACACATGACCAGTTTTCGGAAGTAACTCTGAAAGCCATCTTAACCAAAGCAGCGTGAGGTAGTTATGAGTGATAATGAACAATTAGAGCTGACACAAGAAGAATTAGATCTGCAAGAGTTTCTTGAGCTGTCTGGAGCTCATTCAAATGCAGAGCTTTTCCAAAAAACCGCCACGGCCGTGGTGAGTACAATTTACAAAAAACTAAAAGAATCAGGCATATGGAAAAATAAGAAGATTAAAACTCACCACGGCGTGGTGACTTTGAAGACCTGGAAGGATGTGTGCAAGTACCGATTTAATAAATCAGAAAGTCATGTCAACGAGCAAATTCAAAATCTCAACACGTTTGGCTTGGAGGTAATTGAAGTGGCTGAAGGGGCTGGAATCGGTCCAGATCTATTGCGAAAGGCACGCAAACTCGAACCAGAGCAACTTGAGCACATTAAAGAAGAAGTAAGCAAAGCTAAAACCCAAAAAGAAAAAGTTGAACTTCTTCAGACTCACGCAGAAGAACTTCAGCGCCAGCTCAATGAACAAAAGGACAATGCCGAGCAAGCGCATAAAACACTGGAAGCCAAAATCGAAGAAGAATCAGGTCTTAAGGAAAAGTGGAAAGCGAAGTTTCGGCTGGAGCAAGATAAAAAGACCGACCACTACAGCCGAGATTGGACACCCCGCGTGTCGCGCATTCGCTACCTGTCTGGTCGCGCGTCAGAACAAGGCCGAATCGTCCTCAATGGCATGTATGGCTTGATTGCGGATGTGAGTAACCTTCAAAAAGAAGACACGTTAAGTCCTGACGAGTATCAAGCAGCCATTGATTGTCTGGCTCTGTTGTCGGAGACCCTGCTTGCTGAAATGACCGTGGTGCTTAAAAAGCTGCATACCACATTCCCAGGCTTTGAGCTCGCCAATCAAAACGTCACGGCGTTCCCGTACACCGAAGATGAGCTCAAGCGCCTCTTGATTCTGCGCGGTCAGCTACTTGACCACCATTCTCAAATGATGGCGGATGCACCGCAAATCGTTGAGAAGAAGCGCGGCCCTAAACCTAACGTGGATGAGGTGTAGTCATGTTCTTGGTTTCGCTATTAAACAGTGCGCCAACCGCATGCCAGAGTCTTCATCCAGCATTCACTGTCCCCATTGTGGCGAGTTAATTGCCCTGATTGGTATGGATGTTAAGCGGCTCGATATGGAAGGACTGTGCGCTTACTGCCTAACACCCATCAAGCTTGAAGAGGGAGACGAACTATGAGAGCAGCCATCGCACCCCATTCGTCTATGCCGCTCTCTCCAGATGCGTATGAGCATCTTCTGCCTGAGCGTAAAGTCGTGGCGCAAAATCGTCTGGCTTTGATAATGCAGGTGCAGCCTCTACTCGATAGTGGTTTGCCCATCAGCGTCGCTTACCAGTCGGTGCGGGCCAGCATCATGAAAGGTGAGCTGGGTGAGTCTGTTCGTCATGCTGTGATGTCGTTGTCAAAGGGGAGTTTTCCATCACTGAGCACCCTGACAAAGTGGATAGAGCGTTATCTTGACGGCGGTCTTGCCGCCCTAGCACCGCAGCACACAGGCCGCAAAAGTAAAGCCGCAGGCTGGCAGCTTCGCGCGCAGCAGCTCTACTTACAAACCAGTGAGCCGTCGATGAACGCGGTTGCTCGTAAGCTGCGTGAAGATGAAGGCTTTAGTTGCACAGACAGGCAGGTCAGCTACTACCTCAAGAAACTACCAGGCATCGAGCAGCATCCCCAACGCCTAGGCCGCAAACTCTATAACGGCAGTCATGCGCTGTATAAGCCTCGCTCTACTGAGGGGATTGAGGTCGGTGAAATCTACATGGCTGATGGTCACACCCTGGATACGTACCTGGCTCACCCTGAGACGGGTGACCTTTGGCGCGCTGAGCTGATTGTTTGGATGGATGTACGCTCACGCTTCATTGTGGGCTGGGAGCTGACCGATTTTGAAAGCGCGGCCAATACCATTAACTCGTTTGTGAAAACGCTGATTGGTCATAACCATGTCCCTGCGGTTATCTATATCGATAACGGTTGCGGTTATAAGAACCGCTTAGTGTGCGATGACACCACAGGATTGTACCGCCGTGTTGGATTGGATGTGGTTTACGCCATCCAGGTAATGCCAAAGCCAAAGGACAGATTGAGCGCTGGTTTCGCACCATGGAAGAGGACATGAGCAAGATTGAGTTTGCTCGTTTCTACTGTGGTAAAGACCAAGCGGATGAAGTGCGAACCAAGCTGGTGATGGACGTTAAGCGTGCGAACAAGCAAGGCAAGCCCTCTCCACTGCCGACCATTTGGGAATGGCGTGAGACGTTTGAGCGCTGGCTAGATAAGTATCATCACCGTCCACACCCTGAGCACAAACACACCACACCTGCCGAGATGTTTACGCAGCTAAGTCGCACGCCTGTTCATACCGACCTGTGCGATTTGATGAAGCGTCAAGAGTGGCGAAGCGTATCTCGTGGCATGGTCTCGCTCTACAACCGCAAGTATCGACACCCAGCCCTGCTTGCCTGGAACGGGCAGAAGGTCATCGTCGAATACGATTGGTGGAATGATAGCTTGGTCACCATTCGCAGTCAGCAGCAGGTGTTGATTTGTGATGCCGAGATTGTGTATCGAGCGCGCTTTGTCAGTGAGTCGTTTTCAGAAGACGCCAAAGCCAAACAGCTCAAGCACTCCATTGCTCGTCTTGAGACCAAAAAGAATGAAGCGATTGCACGCTCTACCGCCAGTATCGACCACGTTCAACAGATGGACGCGGTGGCGCAGTTATCAGACCTGGCGGGATTGATTGAGGGGAATGAAGCAGAGCAATGGGAATTTAAAGACAACCTGCTCGATTACTTGGATTAAAAAAGGAGGCCGAAGCCCCTTCTTAAAGTGTGCGTCTGACCACGCACACTCCCTAGCACTAATACAACACTAAGCGACATTGAGGATAGAACATTATGACCATACACGCAATTGAAAACACCTGGCCGTCTCATTACAGCGAAGCGGACATCAAGACTTGTTTGTTCATTCTGGGGTGGCTAAAGCAATACGACCAAGCGCAAAGCTGGCTAGCTAAACGAGCTCGCCTGAGCGCTTCACTTGCCAATCAAGTACTCAAAGGTAACTACGGCAATGAGCGCGGCTCATCGCCTAGCGCACATATCGCCAAGATGCATCAAGCCATCGTCAATTTAGAGCAGACAGAAGAGCAGATGCCAACGATTGAGACCACGGTCTTTGAGGCGGCAAGACGCTGCTGCAATACCGTTCGTGCTGACCGTACCATTGGTGCCTTCACTGGCATTGTCGGCACGGGTAAGACCTTTGGCCTTAAGCATTACGCCAGCCATAACGCCAATACGTACTACTTGCGCGGCCGTCAAAGCATGAACACGCCAACGCTGATTAATCGACTGGTCAAGCTGACGGGAACACATGCCAATACTCGCGCCCCGTTGGATGACAAAATTAACGCCGTGGTTGAGGCGCTCATCGATACGGATTCCCTACTGATTATCGATGAGGCGGAGAACATTTCCGATACCGCCCTAAAAAGCGTCAGAGACATCTTTGATGAAGCGGAAGTGGGAGTGGTACTGGCTGGAACCGAAAGACTGCTGGATAAAGTCATGCCCACTCACAGCGTTTTTCATCAAATCGGCTCACGCATTACCTACAGTCCGGTGACGATTACGGGCATCACCAAACGTGATACCGAGCAAATGATTATCGCCGCGTTTCCAAACGCCGACATCGATGACGCGCTGGTCAATGCCATCTTCAGTTATACCGATGGCTCCGTTCGCCGCTTAGCAAGAGCCATCATTCCACACCTTAAGCGCTTTACCAGTGGCGTGAAAACATTGCCACTGACCACGGAGCTGGTTCACCAGGTGGCTAAGCAGGTGCTCAACATCACGCCAGTGCAAGGACCGAAGCGAAGTATTCAGGAGGGGCAGTGATGATACCTAAAGCATTCACACAGATGGGACACGCACTCAAAGCACTGAACGATTTGAATGCGTTTGTTCGTGCGGCCAACGCCCATGGCAAAGATGGTATCCCTGTCATTTACATTGACCCACCAGCAGTGCTTGGCTTAAACGACGCGCCTTTGTGCTGAGACATCAAAATGGCGTGATGTGGTATCAAACCCAATTTCAACAATGCGTGGTGCGCTGGTTTGAGCGCATCGATAACAACACCAAACGAGGACTTATCTCATGACAATAACCCCAGAGATACCGAAAGGGTATCGAATGAACAGCCAAGGACACTTAGTGCCACTCAGTACGATATCCGACATCGATAAGGCCAGGGATAAATTGGTGATGTCACTCATTCCCAAAGTGATCGCCCAACGTGATGCGCTTATCGAGTTTAAGCAAAACGCCTTTGACGTGGCCGATGCCTTTGTTCAGCAAAGTGCGGATGAGTATGGTGTCAAGATTGGCGGCAAAAAAGGCAACGTGACGCTCTATAGCTTTGATGGACAATACAAGATTGAAGTGAGTGTTAATCAGGTCAAAGCATTTGATGAGCGTCTTCAAGTCGCTAAAAGCATGATTGATGAGTGTTTGCATCGCTGGGTAAAAGGCTCACGCAAGGAAGTTAAAAACCTCGTTGAACGCGCTTTTAAAACGGATAAACAAGGCAATATTTCCGTGAGTGACGTGCTCTCCCTACGCCATATCGAAACCGATGATGAGCAATGGAAAAAAGCCATGGACGCCATTGCAGACAGCATTCAAACCATTAAGACAAAACGGTACATCCGCTTTTATCACCGAGTAGCTGAGTCTAATAAGTGGACACCATTGTCCCTTGATATCGCCACACTATAAGGAAACGTAATGAACACGAAATCCCTCATCACTCTATTAAAGCAACAGGTGAATGATTGCTGTGGCACTTACACCAGTAAGCCTGCTATGCAGAGCGCGTTATCAGACGTTGAAAAGGTGCTATCAACACAGTCGCAATTGCTATCTGAGATAAAGCAGATTTGCTCGCATGCGTTATCCGATGCTATCGCAGCTCGACACGATGAACTCAGCCTGAACTTGCGCAGCATCATTGTGGCGATTGAACACTATCAAGGAGAAAAGAACGATGACCAGGCGCAAGCGGCATATCAAGCAAAGGCAATACCAACGCAACCTCCGGTGGCAGTGGTTGCGCCGTTAGACTTGATGCAATCACTTAGGCAGAGCTACACCAATGAACAGCTACGCGAAGGCATCAACAACATCAAGCAGCAGCTTGTTCACGGCTCACATTCGACAACCCCTGAGCCAATGACAATGGCGACAGAATTAGAGCTGAGCTATGCCATGACACTGATGTACCAACTGATTAATCAAGGAGAATCCTCATGATGGATTGCAGTACTGGACGCCTTATTCAATTTGAAGGCACAGACCAAGAGCGAGAAGAGCAGCTCAAGAAAATTGAGCAAGCAGCACGTCATCAAATGCTGTCACTTAACGAAGAAGAAGTTAAGGAGCTTAAGCCACTGGCAGGTTATAAACGCAAAGGCCGCGTTCGCAACTGGTTATGTCGATGCGGTAGCGGTTTGAAGTTCAAACTTTGCTGCTGGGATAAATACATCTAGGACGGATTCATAAAAGAGCCATCAATTTAAAGCGGGCCCCTTTGAGTTGATTAACCAAGAGCAAGAAGCGATGAAAAACCAAAAGAAAATAGACAAAATCAAAAAGCTCCTTAGGCTGTCGCGATCGAGTAATCAGCATGAAGCGACTCAAGCGCTAAAGCGAGCACAGCGATTGATGCAAGAGCTAGGGTTGGATAATGCCAGTCCAGAGCTGGGTGGTGTGAACCAATGTGATTTTGCTTCGTCCACTCGAAGCCAAAAACCAGCCGCGTATGCATCAGCCTTGATGAGCATCATTGCACAAGCCTTCGGTTGTCGTGTCGTACTGAGTCGCCCTCTCTTTGAGCCTCGTCTTCAAATCACCTTTATTGGTCATGAAGAGCGCCCCACCATTGCTAAGTATGCTTATGATGTTCTCTCTCGCCAGCTCAATGCCGCTCGTAAAGACTACCTGGCATCGTTAAACAAACGAATAAAGCGCAGCACTAAAATCGCCCGGGCAGATATCTTCTGTGAGGCTTGGGTCAGTGCGGTCATCGACACCGTGAAGGCATTTGCGTTGACTGACACTGAGCAAACTCAGCTCACCACTTACATGAACCAACACTACCCCAACACCACGAAAGGGCAAGCACGTAGCGCTAAGGCACAATACGCCCGTGGTGGTGCTCACCATGCGGCGACGGAAGGCCGCTTCTCTGGAAGAAGCCACTACAGTGACAGCGACTAAGCTGGAGAGTCGATAATGGGGTAAAATTCATGCATAACCGATGGTGGTTAAAAGGCAAAGGAAAGAAATCAAAGTGATCGAGAGAGGAAGTCCATATGAATCGTAATCAAGCTTACAAACTGCTCGGTATCGCCAGTAAACACTTCTCTGACGATGACGAGTATCGCGCGTTCTTGGCACGCTTTGGTGCCACGCGTAAAGGGGGACGCATTTCTGCTAGCACGATGACACTCGCGCAGCTTGCGGATGCCTGTCACCAATGCAAGCAATTAGGCTTTCTTAAGTTTGTCAGTGGTGGCCGGGGAAAGTCCAACAACAATGCCCAAACTCGTAAATGTTACGCCCTGTGGTGTGCGCTATTTGATAGCGGAAAAGTGGTCAGTAAAGAGTGGGTGTCGATGGAGCTGTGGTGCCAGAATCACGCAGGCTTCCAAAGAGACATAAACAGTGCCACGGCCTATCAACTCAACCAGTGCATAGAAGGACTCAAACAATGGCTAAACCGACGTTAGCCGAGCTGCTTCCTAAGAGCGCCAATCATTTGATGGCGCTTCTCGGAAAGCAAGACGCGACCCATCTCATTAGCACGTATGGCGGCACGCCGGTTCGCGTTCCAACCAAAGCGCACGAGCACCATGCTCTGCTGGATGTGATTTCGCTTGACTCTCTACAAGCATTAGTGGAAGACTATGGCGGTACGGTGCTGGATGTGCCACGATGTCCAAAGCTCAAGCACCTCATGGTCTTTGAACTGAGAGACCATGAACGCAAAACCTTTTCAGAGATTGCGCGCATGTTGAATTACACCGACGCTATGTGCGCATCATTTACCACGGCTATCGACAAAAGCCGGACCACGAATCTCAAGCTTCACTGTTCTAGTCATCGTTTGAAAATAGTTACTACTGCCTTTCCCAACCCCTAATCTGCACAATGCCATTAAACCCCTGTGTCGGTAGTATTTAATGGCTTATAAACAATTCGTAAAAGACCAAGTCCGAGAAGCCTTCATTGGCGGTCTATCCTTAAGCTCTGCCGCCGCACGATTTGGCGTGCCTTACGATACCGCTCGTCGCTGGAAAGAAGCGGCAAGAAAAGCGGGTGACCGATGGGACTCATTGGTGCTGGCGAACAAGATGGCCGACTCCAATGAGAATAATCTTGCCCAGCAGACCCTCGACCAATTTCTCACGATTTATCATGAGACGCTGAAAGATATCCAAAATGACCCTGACATGAGCAATCAAGACAAGGTCAAGCTGCTTGCCTCCCTTGCCAATACCTACCGTGACGTCACCAGAACCGCATGCAAGGTTGACCCGACTTCGTGGGAGCTGGCGTTAGCCATGGATGTCACCAAAAGCTTCATGCGATTTGTGAAAGAGCATTATCCAGAAAAAATCAAAGACGTCTTATCAATTCACCATGAGTTCAGTCGGACCATCGCTGAGCAATACGGTAAGAAATAAGGACAGAGTATGAACTATGACACGCTCCACCGAGAGCTAAAAACGGGCGACATTGTGTTATTCAGTGGTAAGGCTGGGTCTCTGGTTGATACGTCGAAGCCAATCGCTATTGGCGCGGCTGCGAGGTCGTCATGACGAGACGCATTGGCAATGGTCCCATGTCGGCATGGTCATTAAGACTGACGAGTTAGACATGGTGATGCTCTATGAATCCACGACGCTCTCTCAAATTAAATGCGTAGAGCTAGGACGTAAGCACAAGGGCGTGCAGCTTGTACCATTGAGCGAGCGCATCAATCAGTATCAAGGTCGCATCGGGATACGCAGGCTCTATGGCAAAGGGGCGACGTTCACCCCTAATCAGCGCCGTGCGCTGGCTGAGCTTCGTCATACGCTAAAAGGGACACCTTATGAAAAAAGCACCTGGCAATTGGTGCGCTCTGCTTTTGTGGGTCTGCTTTCGAATAAAAAGGCCGATTTATCCAGTGTATTTTGCTCTGAGTTAGTGGCGCAGTGCTATCAGGCGTTGGAGCTGCTTCCTGCTGATGATGCCAAACCAAGCAACAGCTATACGCCTGCCCATTTCGCTCGCGACATACCACTCAGCCATGCCCAGCTTGGTGAGGTCATTATCCTATGTTGACCGTCTTTGCGCCGTGTGGCCGACCTATCTTAATGAGAATACACAATGAATAACCACGAGCAACTACAAAAAACACAGATTGAGCAAGGTAAGACTCTGGTGCGGCATGGACAAATTTTGCAGCAACTGGCGAAAAGTGAAGTCACGCTCACTGAGATAGTTAAGGAGATGCAAGAGCAAAATATCTCTGTGAAGCTGCTAACTCAAGAAGTACAAGCGCTCAAACAGCACTATGAACGCACAGAAGAAAAAGTCGAGGACTTACAGCGCTGGCATGATGCGGTGCAAGGGGCCAAGCAGACGGTCACCTGGTTCACGCGTCACGGCCCTACGATAGGCAAGGCATTGACCTTTATTATCCTTGCCGTATTAGTGGCAGAAAAGTTTCTTAAGGTCACACCATGACAGAGCATCGTAAACGCATCAACACCAAGGAAGCCCTCAGTGACATAGAAAGAGAATACTATGCCATGCTCTCCTTGATTGAAACACAGTGTGATGGTTTTGAAGCGGGAGGAAAAAGGCAGCGCCTAAAGCAGTGCCGAGATAAGCGCACGGCTTTCGCTTTTTCTGCATGACGTACTTTCCGCACATCTTCATCAAAGACCCATCAAAGTTTCATGAGTGGTGTTTTGATGCGCTGCCTTGGTCGTGCACAGCGAGCGAGGTGAAAAGCAAGCCGCCGCTGCGCCTCGCGGCGAAGCCAAATCCACGATTATTACGGTGCTCTTCTGCCTCTACAACATCCTGCTAGAGCTGAGTGGTACCCCATTATTATTATGGAGACCAGTGACCAATCGGCTGAAAAGCTCGCGCAAATCAAAGCCGAGCTCATTGCCAACCCACGCCTGCTCAATGACTTCCCAAGCGCGACCGGACAAGGACCAACGTGGGCGATGAATGAAATCATCACGGCCAACAATCGTAAGGTAGTCGCAGGGGGCATCAAGATGAAACGGGGCCGTAACCATGGTCACCATCGCCCTGACTTATTATTACTCGATGACCTCGAAAACGATGAGAACGTGAAGTCTAAAGAGTTTCGAGACAAGCTGGAGAACTGGCTAAAGAAAACCGCCTTTAAGTATGGTCCGCCGGATGGCTCAATGGACATTATTTACGCGGGGACACTCTTGCATCACGACGCGGTGTTTCAGCGCTTTATCAATAAACCCACCTGGAAAAAACGCGCCACGATATTCAAAGCCATCATTGAATGGCCGGAGCGAATGGATTTATGGGAGCAATGGGAAGAGATGTTGCTCAATGAAGGAGAAGACGCCGCCTATCAATTCTATCAACCACGGCGTGATGAGATGGAGCGAGGCGCGATAGTGTCTTGGCCTGCAATGAGACCCCTCTATGCCTTGATGCTAGAGCGCAGTGAAGACCATGAAGCGTTTGAATCTGAATTTCAAAACTCACCAGGTAATGCCGAAGACCAACCTTTTAAGGACATTCAGTACTGGGTACACCCCGACAGGCAGTGGGTCTTTTATGGCGCGTGTGACCCTGCCCTTGGTAAGAACAAAAAGGCGTGCCCTGCGGCGGTGCTGGTCGGTGGGATTGATGTGTACAGTAAACGGCCCACGCTCAATGTCATTGAAGCAGCCATTGCACGTATGACGCCCACCGTCACCATGCACAAAATCATCGATTTTCAAAAAGAGTACCAGTGCATGACGTGGGGGATTGAGTCGGTCGGCTTTCAAGATTTTATGAGGACGGAGCTTATTACGCTCGGTCAGCAAATGGCATGCCCCGTTCCCGCTCGTGCCATCATCCCAACGGTACGATGAACGACAAAGACCTGCGCATCATGAGCTTAGAGCCTCATATTCGCAACGGTTTAATTCTTCTGCATCGAAACTTAGGCGTGCTGAATGACCAGCTTCGTTATTACCCAGAAGCGGCGTATAAAGATGGCCCCGATTGCTTCATATGCTATGGACATTAGCCATGAGCGGCGCTCGCGGCATACCCAAAGTGCGCAGTGCAGGTCGTCAGACGATGACTATCGACAACAGGACCCCCCAATGATTTCGGATAAAGACAAACGAAAGCTTGCCCACTCGGTCACCTCAGCCGGACTGATGGCTGGCCGTGGCAATGACCCGACCTTTTACTCAGGCTGAGCGTACTCCCTAACCCAGATTATACCCTTCGCATGTTGGGTAAATCTCAAGAGACGTATGAGCCATCATGGCGGACAGTCATGTGATTGGTGAGCTTCGCTCGATACGCTCAGGGCTACTGGGGTTTGATAGACAGCTTCAAGCAGGCGATGACTCAAAAGAAGCCCAGCAGGCTCTAGAGCTTTGCCAGCGCTGGATGAGCCAGCCACCGTCTAAAAACAAGCTTTGGGACGATGTGACCTGGAATCTGGGTGAAGCGGTGTTTCAGGGAATGCGAGTGCATGAGCTGGAATGGATGCTCACTGACGGTCTCCTTTTACCTAAGCGCGTGATTGATGTGCCTAACAGGCGTTGGCATTTTAATGCGGACAATGAATTAAGACTGCTGACTAAAGAGGCGCCCTACGAAGGCATTGCGGTGCCAGAAGGCCGATTTTTACTGACCAGCACATGCATGACAGTGACAACCCTTATGGCGTGGCACTGTTAAGCAGCTGCTTCTGGCCGTACACCTTCAAGCATGGCGGCTTTCGCATGTTCTATAAGTACCTAGAGCGATTCGGTATGCCTTGGCCTGTAGGCAAATACCCTCAAGCACACCGCCAGAGGAACAAGAAGAGCTGCTCAATAGCTTATTGGAGATGCTTGAGAATGGTGCTGCCACCATTCCAGATGGCGACAGCATAGAATTATTAATAGCAAAAGGGCAATCTGGTGAACTTCAACAAAAACAGCTCATTGACCTATGCAATAGAGAGATGTCAAAAGCGCTCACTTCGCAGACGTTAGCGACAGAGCAAGGACAGAACGGCTCAAGAGCGGCGTCTGAACCGCGCATAAAAGGCAGGCAGAAGTGTCAGGCTCTGATAGACGGATTATTGAGTCCAGTTATAACGAAATGTTCGCCCGCATTACCCAGTTTAACATTGGTCCTGACATTCCCTCACCAACATTAAAACTGACAAGGCGCGTGAAACCAACATCCGATATGGCAAGCATTCTCACCTCAGCCGCCAAGTTATCCAATCAAGTTCCGGTTGCCGAAGTGCACGACAAGTTAGGGATACGTCGAGCCGTGGATGGCGAAGAGACCGTCACCCTGTCAGAGCCTATAGCGCCCACATCGCCTCTAGCTTTAACAAGCAAGAAGCCGAGGACGCACCCAACAAGCAGCTCGATACTAGCATCGACCAGGACTATCTCACCCCGATTTATGAGATGTTGAGTCAGTATGAAAAAGACGGCAAAAGCCTGAGTGCCTTTTTAGACGATTTACCGATGCTGTTTGGCAAGCTTGATGATGAGCAAACCCAGCGCATCATAAGCACGGTACTCAGCCAACATTATGCCAAAGGGGCGAGTGATGCCAACCGTTAACGTCATGGATGTCTCGCACACCGAAACCATTGAGGTGATGCGCAAAAAGCTCAATATTCCCACCAAACACTGATGATTTTTTGGGTCCAGCCAGAGCACGAGGCTTCGCTGTGGCGGGCGCTACCAAGATGAGCCTGCTTAAGGATTTACATGACGCGTTAACCGACGCAGTGAAAGACGGCACCACCATTACCGACTTTCGAAAAGCCTTCGATAAGACGGTGCAAAGTCAAGGTTGGAGCTATAACGGTAAGCGAGGCTGGCGAACGCGGGTCATCTTCAACAATAACTTAACCAGTGCGTATAGCGCAGGGCGGTGGCAACAGTTCGAGCGCATGAAAACAAAACGTCCTTACCTGACCTATATGACCGTAGGTGACGACAGAGTAAGGGATGAACATGGACAATGGCGATATCTAACATTACCTATTGATGATGCTTTTTGGGATACACACATGCCACCTAATGACTTTGGATGTCGTTGCTATGTACTCAATAAGTCTCAAAAAGACATCGAACGTGAAAACCTAACGGTTCAATCTTCGCCAACAATTAAAAAACAGAAAGAATCAATACCCGTACAGGTGAGGTTTATGGTGAAGTTCCTGAAGGCATTGGCACTGGGTGGAACTACAATGTCGGTAAAGTGTGGCTGGGTCCAGATAACGCTTTGGGTGAATACATCGCATCGATGCCCGCCGCTACACGCCAGGTGGTCATTTCTCAAAATGACGCGTACCTTGCTGAGCTCAGTGGGACGTTTAACGCCTGGTCTGCACCTATTATTGAAGGGACGGCACGAGGCAAAGCAACCAGTGTGGGTTTGCTCAGCGCTCGGCACTTGCCGAATCAGGCGCAAAGTCAGCGACGATATTTATGGACGACTGGCGTCTTAAACGAATGAGTCGAGATTTAAAAAAAGCCAAGAGCATTGACCTTCCCGAGTCGGTACTCAAAGACATACCAGGGGCATTGCGCAGTGCTGTGGCTATCCTTCTCGATAAGAAGCAAAAGGCCAATAAAGGACGTATCACACTTGTCTATGTTATCGAACTGCCAAATCAACCCGACAAATATGGAAAGTTGATAGTGGATACGGATTACAAGAGTAAGACGGGATTTAAAGGCAATGGCGTGATATCGGGTGGCATCGTCGCCAGATCAAATCTAAAGAGCCAAACACTTTACGAAGTCATTGAAGGAAGTCTATAA